GTTCACCCCGATCGGCGGCAACGAGCTGAACGAGGTCGCCGGCACGACGACGACCCGCAAGGTCGACGTGCTGCTCTCGGCGAAGCGCAACGGCGCCGGCGGGGAGACATCGTGGACGCTGGACATGCTGAACGGCAACGGCACCCAGGTGTGTTGGACGGTGCTGGAGATCGAAGGCGCCGGGGTCGACCCGCTGGAGACGTGGTATGTCAGCACGACCGCCGCGACCTCGCTGTATGACGGCGGTACCCCGACGACGATCGGCACCGGCCCCACCAACGCGTCGAGCTGCTTCGACGTGCTGGCGATCTCGGTTCACGCGGCCCGCAGCGCCGACACGACCGTGGTCACCTGGTCGGGTCAGACCGACGGGTTCACCGAGTTCGTTGAGGTCAGCCAGGTCAACGCCACCAACGCCCTGTCGATGGTGGTGTCGTACAAGCCGTCGCTCGCGCTGGGGACCTTCTCCTCCACGGCGACGCTGAGCACCGGCTCGCCGGCCTGCGGCGCGGTCATCGTGCTCTACGCGGACAGCGCGAAGCACGCCCCGAACCTGCGGGCCATCTTCGGCGCCGAGATCGGCACCGGGGACGGGCTCACCGCTGGCGGTGCCGACGCGAACGGGTTCAACTCGTTCGCGCCGTGGGCGTCGTCGGCGGGTGCGCCGGAGATCGTCACCGCGCACCCCCGCACCGGTAGCTACTCGATGAAGCTGTCGTCGTCGTCGGCGGCCGAGTGGGTGGCGTGGAACAACCCCGGCACCTTGAACAACGGGGCGTTCACCGCCCACGTCGGCCGGGTGTGGACCGGCCGGGTGTGTTTCTACTTCGAGACCTCGCTGCCGGGCGCCGATGTGGAGTTGTTCAGCGTGGAGGCCGGGTCGGCGGCGAACGGGTTCGTGTGCTGGTTCCGCAACGGCACGTCGAAGATCGCGATGAAGTCGGGCACCGGCACCGAGATTGCCTCCGACGCCACCGTCGCGGCCGGTCAGTACATCGCCGTCGACTACCGTTACGACACCCGCAACGCGACCCACACGCTGGACTGGCAGGTCGACTACAACGCCGACCCGGCCGACACGACGGCGCCGGTGGCGCAGACGCAGGCGACCGGCGGCGGCACGTCGGCCGCCACCATCAGCGAGGTCGTGGTGGGGTGGAAGTCGGCCCAGACGGCGACCGTGTTCTACGACGACATCGCGGGCGGGTGGAGTTGGGGCATGTACCCGATCGGGGATCTGCGCATCACCCCGGTCAAGGTGGACACCGCCGGCACCGCGACCGTGTCGGGCACCAGCGGGAACTTCCGCACCTTCACCTCCAACGGCACCTTGGCGGCGTGGACGTCGGCGGGCACGCTGAACGCCCTGGACGACATCCCACCGGCGATCGGCGCCACCTCCGACGGCCTGGCCCAGGTGGCGGTGGCGGCCAGCGACTACGTGGAGGTGCCGATGGCGACCCTCACCGCCGCCCCCGACAACACGCTGCGGGCGCTGCGGTGGTACATCGCCGGCTGGGCCGCGTCCGGCAACCCGGGCACGCTCGGCTGCACATCGTGGGACGGAGTCCAGTCGTACACCATCGGGGCGGGTAGCAGCGACCACGGGTTCGACGACTCGACCACCCGCTGGATTGTCGCCACGCAGACCAACAATGGCGGCGACGCATGGAAGAACTTCTACCTGCTCACCCAGGCCAAGATGGACGCGATGGCTGTGCGGGTGGGGTTCAGCAACGACGCCAACCCCGACGTGGGCATCCACTGCATCCTGGCCGAGGTCGCCTACCAGCCCGCCACGTCGGTGGGGCTGTTCGAGGCCGAGGGTGGCGCGTTCAACGTCTACGGCCGGATCGACCCGTCCTCGGCCGCCATCGTCAGCCTGCTCGCCACCACGCCCGCCGGCACCCGCGGCGGGACGCTGACCTGGACCGACGGCGGGTCTGACGGGTCCCAGTACGTCGGCCCGAACACGACCTACGAGAAGAGCTTCACCTCGTCGTCGATCGAGGACGTGACCTCCTACGGGTTCAGCCCCGACCCGGGGTGATGACGCGTGGCGCTGCCCACCATCGTCGGCGTCGGCGCGCAGGCGTTCAGTACCGGTGACATCACCCCCGCCTACCCGTCCGGGTACACGGCGGTTGCCGATGACGTGGCGATCACGTTCATCGAAACCAACTCGGAGACGATCACCCCGCCCACGGACTGGGTGGTGGCGGCGTCGATTCCCGTCGCGTCCGGCGCCACGACCCGGCTCACGGCGATCTGGCGGCGGCTGACCGCCAGCGAGGCGGCGCCGACCATCACGTCGGCCGCCAACCACAAAATCGGAATCATGATCGTCGTGTCGGGTTGCCGCACCAGCGGCAACCCGTACGAGGCGGCACCGGCGTCCACGGAGCTGACCGCCGACACGTCGGTCAGCATCCCGGGCGCGACGACCACGAACAACGACGTGCTGTGCCTGTACGCGTTCAGCACCGGCCAGGACGCCAACAGCACCGCCGGGGCCACCGGGTGGGCCAACGCGTCACTGGCCAACGTGGCCGAGCAGATGGACAACTGGAGAAACGTCGGCACCGGCGGCGGGCTGGCCATGGCGTCGGGCGAGAAGGCCACCGCCGGTGCGACTGGCGCCATGACGGCGACGCTGAGCCTGACGGCCAACTTCAAGACCCTCATGATGGTCGCGCTCGTGGGCGCGAGCGGCAGCGCGGTCACCGGTACCGCTGCCGGGTCGTTCACATTCACCGGCACGGCCGCGGGTGTGCCCGGTGTGGTCGGCACCGCCGCCAGCACGATCACAGTCGGGGCTACGGCGCTCGGCGTCCCCGGTGTGGTCGCTACCGCCGCTGGGTCCTTCACCTTCACCGGTGCCGGGAGCGGATCGTCATCCTCCCCGCCCGTCGAAGGGCAGGCCGCCGGCACCTACACCTTCGGCAGCACAGCACTGGGTGTTGCCGGAGTCGTCGGCCAAGCCCAGAGCGCGCTCACCTTCACAGCCACCGGCCAGGGCGTCCCCGGCGTGGTCGGCACCGCGGTCACCGGCCTGACGTTCGGATCCACCGCCCAGGGCACCGCCGGGGTTGTCGGCCAGGCGCTCGCCGCGCTCGCGTTCACCGGTACCGCCATCGGGCAGGTCGCCGGAAGCGTTCAGGGCCAGGCGCTCGGGGCCTACAGTTTCGGCTCTGCCGCGGCCGGCGTCCGTGGCGTCGACGGGCAGGGCGCGGCTGCGTTCACGTTCGTCGCAGCGGCGAGCGGCGAGTCGGGCCAAGTCCCAGCGGTCGAAGGACAGGCGTCCGGCGCCTACACATTCACCGGCACTGCGGCCGGTCAGGTCACCATCACCGCCACCGCCCAACTCGACCTCACCATCGCCGCCACCGCCTCGGGGACGAGGGGCGTGGTCGGCCAGGCCGCTGCCGCACTCACATTCGGCGCGACCGCGCTCGGCTTCGGACCCGGCGCCGACGTGACAGGCGTTGCGTCGGGTGCGTTCATATTCCTGGCCGAGGTGGTCATCCCTTCGTCGCCGAGTCCGCCCTACGTGTCGTCCACCACCGCCGGCATCGTGTCGGTCTCCACGATTTGGGGTGTGCCGTGACGATCCGCGACGTCGGCGACCGGGTCAACATCCAGTACCTGTCGTACAACGCGTCCGGTGCGCTGACGAATGCCACCGTCGCCCTGGCCGTGACCGACCCGGCCGGCGCGGTGACCAACCCGTCGGTCACAAACACATCCACCGGCCAGTACGACGCCGCGTTCACCCTCGCCACGGCGGGGTTGTGGACGTGGACGTGGACCGTCTCCGGCGCTGTTGTCGACGTCGCCACCGGGTCGGTGTTCGCCGCCGACCCCGGCCCACCCACCTACGCGTCCATGGCCGAACTCAAGTCGTACGTCGGCGGCCTGGCCACCTCCGATACGACCGATGACGCGAAGCTGCAGGACGCGCTCACCTCGGCGTCTCGGGGGATCGAGCACTTCTGCGGCCGGGCGTTCTGGCCCCAACTGGTCGCATCGGCGAGGACGTTCCACCCGCGCTCCCTGTCGCTGGCGGTGGTGGACGACTTCTGGACCACCACCGGCCTGATCGTCAAGACCGACGGCAGCGACTCCGGCACGTTCGGAACCACCTGGACCACCGCCGACTACAGCCTGGAACCGGCCAACGGTGTCGTCTCCGGCGAGCCGGGCTGGCCCTACTACCGCATCGTCGCGGTCAACCAGGACTTTCCCTGCGGCCGCCGCCCCAGCGTGCAGGTCACGGCGAAGTGGGGCTGGCCGACCGTGCCCGGCCCGGTGCGGCAGGCGTGCCTGGTGATCGCGGCCGAGACGTTCAAGCTCAAGGACTCCCCGTTCGGGGTGGGCGGCTACGGGCAGTTCGGCATCATCCGGGTCCGGGACAACCCGATGGCCGCCCGGATGCTGGCCCCGTACCAGCGTGACCCGGTGCTGGTGGCGTAGTGGACGTGACCGCGATCCGGGAACGGCTCGCCACCCGCGCAGCCACGGTGATCCCCCGCTCCCACGCCACCCTGCCGGACACGATCAACCCACCGGCCGCGGTGGTCATGCCCGCCCCCGGGGTGTTCATCGTCGACGCGACGATGGACGGCGCGAGGGACCTGTCGTTCGTGCTGCTGGTGCTGGTGCAGAAGGTGATCGACCGGACCAGCCAGGACGCGCTCGACGGCTACCTGTCGGCCGACGACATCCGGGCCGCGCTCGACGCCGGTACGACCGCCGACTGGGACTTCGCCATCACCCTGTCGGCCCGCAACTACGGCGAGTTCGTGTGGGGTTCCGGCGAGGGCGCACAGCGCTATCTCGGCTTCGAGATCCCGGTCACGGTGGGCGTCTCGTGAGGTGGGTCGTCGCAACTCTTAGACTTAGCAGCCCACGCGCGTAGCTCGTCCACGTTCGCGCCGATCACCTCGAGCACCGTGTCGGGGTCCCACACCACCGCTATGACCGTCTGACCGGTGGAGGGCTCTTTCGCCGCCATGACCAGTTTCGGGTCGTCGGGCGTGCTCTGGCCCGAACTGAATTCGATCATGATCGGCACGTTCTGGGGGCAGATCCCGTTCGGTGTCAGTATCCGCAGACACCACAACGCCAATCGGTCACGCCACTTCATGACACGACTGTAGCGGGGGTGCGCGAGTGAGGTGGGTCGTCGCCGCTCCCGGTCCGTCGTTCAGCGTCGCTGACGTGCATCGGGGCTGGGTCGAGGCGCTGCGCGAGCACGGCCAGCATGTGATCGAGTTCGGCCTGGACGAACGGCTCACGTTCTACGGCTCGGCGCTGCGGCAGACCGGGGAGCAGACGTTCACCCGGATGCTGACCGCCGAACAGTCCTACGAGCTCGCCGTCAACGGGTTGTACGCCACCCTCTACAAGTCGTGGCCGGACGTGCTGCTGATCGTGTCCGGGTTCTTCATCCCACCAGACCTGCTGGACCGGGCCAGACGTTCCCGCACCCGTGTCGTCATCCTGCACACGGAATGCCCGTACGAGGATGAGCGGCAGCTGAAGCTGGCCCCGTACGCGGACGTGAACCTGATCGACGACCCGACCAACCTGGACCGGTTCGCCGCGCTCGCACCGACGTGGTACGTGCCGAAGGCGTACCGGCCGGCCATCCACCACCCCGGACCATCCGTTCCGGAGCTGGTGTGTGACCTGGGGTTCGTCGGCACCGGGTTCCCGTCCCGGGTCGCGTTCCTCGAGCAGATGGACCTGACCGGTCTGGATGTGCTGCTGGCCGGCAACTGGCAGACCGTCGGCGAGGACTCGCCGCTGTATCCGTTCCTGGCCCACGACCCGGACGAGTGCCTGGACAACGACAAGACAGCCGACGTGTACCGGTCGGCCCGGGTCGGGTTGAACCTGTACCGCACCGAGGCGCAACGCCCGGAACTGTCGGCCGGCTGGTCGATGAGCCCTCGCGAACTTGAGGCGGCCGCGTGTGGGCTGTTCTTCCTCCGCGACCACCGCGGCGAAGGCGATGAGGTGCTGGGGATGCTGCCCACCTTCGACTCGCCGCAAGAGGCTTCGGACCTGCTCCGGTACTGGCTGGGGCGGCCCGAGGAACGCAAGACGCTCGCAGCAAAGGCCCGTGAGGCGGTTGCCGACCGGACCTTCTTGAGCCACGCCGCGGAGCTACTGCGGCTCCTAGGTTAGTCCACAAGGGATACACGGAAGGATCGAGACATGGCTCGTTTGCACGGGCGCCGCGGGCGTGTGTACCTCGGAATCGCATCAGACACCGCCGAGGCGTCGCCGATTCCCTTCTTCAGCATGTGGTCCATCAACTTCTCCACCGACAAGGTCGACGTGACCGCGTTCGGCGACGACAACAAGATCTACGTCTCGGGGCTGCCGGACGCGTCGGGGCAGTTCTCCGGCTTCTACGACGACGCCACCGCACAGACCTACACGGCGGCGACGGACGGGCTGGCCCGCAAGTTCTATCTGTACCCGAGCACGCTGACCAACACGCAGTACTTCTTCGGCACGGTCCTGCCCGACTTCTCGGTCGACGGCGCGGTCGCCGACGCGGTGAAGGTGTCGGCGTCCTGGAACGCGGCGAGCAGGATCAGCAAGGTGGGTTAGTGGCCGTCACGGTCAAGGTTCTCGGCACGGGGGAGCTGGACGAGAAGGCGGCCGCGCTGCGGCGGGAAGCGGCCCGGTTCCAACGCCGGGTGTCGACCGCCGCTGGTCGGGCGGTCAACCGGGTCTACCGGCCGACGCTGATCGGCATGGCCCCGACGTTCATGCCGTCCGGGTATGTCAACGACCTCGTCAACGACCTGCGGGTCCGTACCTCGGTGCGGTTCGCCGGGTCGAGCCCCGGTGTGGGTGTGGTGGTGTCGGCGCCGACGGGTGGGCCGAAGGGCCGGGCGGTGAACGCGCTCGAGGCCGGGATTCTGCGGCATCCGCTGTTCGGCAACAAGTTGCACTGGTATGCGCAGCGGGTCGGGCGCGGGTTCGTCTCGATCCCGCTGCGGGCGGTGCAGCCGCAGATCTCCCGCGAGCTGGACCTGGAGCTGTCGGCGGTCAAGCGTGACGTGGAAGGGGCCTAGGTGTACGAGTTCCGGCTTTCCGACAAAGACCGGGAACGGTTCGGTGTCGACGAGTGGATCGGTTGGGATCCGTGGGCCATCAGCGTCGGCGATCTCGACGAGCTGGCGGAGCGGTTCTCCTTCGACTCCGATGAGTGGCCGGAGCCGCTGTTCGGCACGTTGACGATCGAGCAGGCCGGCGAGCCGGACGCGAAACCGACCCCACCGCGTTGGCAGCGTCGGGCGGCGATCTGGATGGCGCTGCGCCAGGCCGACCTCGACGTGTCGTGGGACGACACAGCCAAGCTGCAGCACCTGAAGGTGCTCTCCCGCAGGGCCGAGGAACCGGGAAAAGACGACCCAGCTACCGGGGCTTCTACGACCCCGCCTTCCGGCACCTCTTCGGACTGACCGAAGAGCAGATCGACGTCATGTCGGTCATGCGGTGGCGTGACCACCGCCGCTTCGCCGACATGCGACTGGGGTTGACCTCACCCGACGAGCCCGAGACCGACTTCGACCAGGAGGGCTTCGGTGGCTGAGGAAATCCGGCTCGACGTCGTCACGGTCGCCCACGGGCGCGGGTTCCTCGACGCCGCCGACGACGCGAGAGCGTTGCGGGCCGAGGCCGACCGGCTCGACAAGTCCACCGCCCACCTCGGCGACACGTTCGACGACACTGAGGGTGAGGCGTTCGACCTTTCCAGGGCGATGGAGGACGCCCGAGTCAAGGCGTCCCAGTTGCGGGCCGAGTTCGCCCGCACCGGCAACCAGGGCCTGTTCAAGGACATCCGGTCCGAAGAGACGCTGATCCGGCGGCTGGAGAAGATCTCCAAGGAGATCGCCAGCACCGACGGTGGCGGGTTGGGCGTGACGCTCGGGTCGGCCATCGGCACCCGGGCCGGGCGGGGTTTCTCCGACAGCATGGAGGGCGCCATCTCGGCCCTGCCGTCCCAGCTCCGGGGCACCGCCATTGTGGCGGCTGTGTCGATCGGCTCGGCGATGGCACCGTTCCTGGGCGGCGCGATCGCGGGTGCGGTGACCGGCGCGGCCGGCGCGGGCGGGATCATCGGCGGCATCGTCGCCGCGTCCGGCGATCCGCGAGTCAAGTCCGCGTGGGCGAGTTTCGCGGAGCGGTCGCTGACCGGTGACGCATTCGGCCGGCAGGCGTTCGTCGAACCCACCATCGCCGCGATCGGGGAGCTCGAGTCCGCCCTCGCCGACATGAACATCGGCGACACGCTGGGACTGCTCGCCGACGACGTTTCCGTACTGGCTGGCGGGGTGGGGAACTTCGGCCGGAACCTAATGCCCGGCCTGACCGAGGCGTTCGAACGGGCCGGGCCGTTTGTGCACGAGCTGTCCGACGGTCTCGCCAACATGGGCTCCGCGTTGGGCTCGTTCCTCGACAGCGTCTCGTCCAGCCCCGGTGCGGTGATGGGCCTGGACGTGCTGTTCCGGACCGTCAATGCCACCATCGTCCTGTTGGGCAAGAACCTCGAGTTCCTGGCCGACGCGTTCGGCGGCGCTGTCGTGGCCGGGGCGCGGATCTCCGGCTTCCTGGAGGACATCCCCCTGATCGGGATCATGGCCGGGCACTGGAACGACGTGTTCGAAAGCATCGAGGGCGGCGCGACCGGGGCGGCGCGCGCACTGCCCGCCGCGACGGCGGCGATCGAGTCGCAGCGCAAGACGTTCGAGGAACTGCGGGAGGAGGTGCGGGCGGCGACGACCGCGGTTGACGCGTTCATCGGCGCGGAACTCTCAGTCGACGAGGCGAACCTGCGGGTGGCCGAAGGGCTGGCCCAACTGAGGGAGATCCTGGCCCAGAACAAGGGCCAGTGGGATCTCAACAGCGAGGCGGGCCGGGCCAACAACGAGGTGCTGCTTCAACAGATCACCAACCTAGACGCGCAGCGGCGGGCCAACATCATCGCCGGGGCGGACGCCGCCATCGCGAACGCCAAGTTCGACGCCGAACTGGACACCCTGCTCAGACTTGCCGGTGCCGCCGGTGCATCGAAGGAACAACTTGACCGACTGAAGGGCACCTACTCGATCACGGTCCGGGTCAACGCGCTGGTGGACCGGATCCTGTCTTCTAGCCTGATCGGTTTGGCCAACCTGGGCGCCACCGGGTTCCTGTCCGGGACAAGGGCCTCCGGCGGCCCAGTAGGCGCAGGTCGGTCGTACCTAGTCGGCGAGGCCGGACCGGAGATACTCACCATGGGCGGTCAAGGCGGCTACGTCCATCCGTCGACGCTCGGCGGTGGCCGGATGGCGCCGATCGTCGTCACCGACCCGTTCGGGCAGATGCTGTTCACGTGGATCCGTAAGGCCGTCGCCAGCGCTGGCGGTGACGTGCAGGCGTTCTTCGGGCGGAACTGATGCCCGTCCGGTTCGACGTCGAGGTGTCCCTGGCTCTCGGTGTGGACATCACCGCCGACCCGGCTGGCTGGTCGTGGACCGACATTACCGGCTACTGCATGGTCCGCGAGGGTGGGGTGACGATCCGCCGCGGCCGCACGGACTGGCAGTCGCGGGTTCAACCGTCGACCTGTGAGGTGTTGGTCAACAACGCCGACGGCCGGTTCAGTCGGCTCAATCCCTTGGGTGCCCACTACGGCCAACTACACAAGAACACGCCGCTGCGGGTGCGGGCCTGCGCCGTCGGTGGGACGTTGACGACTAGGTTCATCGGGTTCGTGTCGGAGTGGCCGCCGCGGTGGGAACCGCGCGAGCGGCACTTCTGGGTGCCGGTGCGGGCTGATGGGGTGCTGCGCCGGATCGGCCGGTCCACCGCTGGGCGGATGTCGGCGCTACGGCGGACCATCCTCGCGTCCGGACCGGCGGCTTACTGGCCGCTCGAGGGCGAGCGCGGCGCGATGTCGGCGCTGTCCGGGCTGCCGTCCGGTGCCACGATGGCCCTGTTCGGCACGGCCGACTTCGGCGCGTTCGACACCCTGGCTGGGTCGGCGCCGACGCCGGACCTGACCGACGCCGCCCTGGTCGGCCGCGTCTACAACGGCTCGGCCACGGCATGGCACGCCGAAACCGCGTTCATGCAGGACTCGATCACCGACCTGTTCCCGTTCGACGTGTACGCCGAAGACAGCACCAGCCACTACCGGTGGCGGCTGGCCACGCCCGTCACCGGCGCCGACACGATCGACGTGGTCATCGCGGACTCGGCCCTGAGCACGGTGGCCACCCTGGTCGGGCCGGTCGCCGCCGCCGACCACATCGGCCGCTGGTATCACGTCGCGGTCACGGCCGAGCAGTCCGGCGGCAACGTCGTCTCCAAGCTGTACGTGGACGGGACGCTGGCGGACACAGACACGTCGGCGGGCACGCTCAACCGGATCACGAAGATCGACTGCGGTTTCAACTCGGCCCCGACCACCTCCATGGCCCACATCGTCGTCGGTGACACGGTCACGCTCTCCGGCGCCGCGGCGGCGATGGACGGCTACGCCGGTGAGGAGGCGCACGACCGGTTCACCCGGCTCCTGGCCGAGGAGAGCGTCCACGGCGCAACTGCCGCCACCGGGTCGGTGCGGATGGGGGCGCAGCCGGTGGGGACGTTCCTCGACGTCATCCGCGACGGCGAGGCCGCCGACCAGGGTGTGCTGTATGAGGGGTTCGCGGATCCGCTGGTGTACCAGGCCACGTCGGAGCGCTACAACCTCGCCGTCGACCTGGCGCTGAACTACGCCGCCGGGCATGTCAAGCAACTTGAGTTGGCCGACGACGACGAACGGACTGTCAACGACTCGACCGTGACCCGCACCGGTGGCGCGTCGGCGAGATTCGAGCAAACCGACGGGCCGTTGGGCTCCGATCCGACCACCGGGGTCGGCCGCAACGACGAGTCCCCGACATTGAACCTCTACATCGACGAGCAGGCCCTCGACGCCGCGTCATGGCGGGTGCACCTCGGCACCGTCAACGAGTACCACTACCCCACCGTGACCCTGATGTTCCACTCGTCGAGCTCCATCCTCACCGACTGGCTCACCTGCGACATCGGGTCACGGATCACGGTCGACAACATGCCGGCCAACCCGACACCGGACCTGGTCGACCAGATCCTGGAGGGCTACACCGAGCGGATCAACGCGGTGGAGTGGCATGCGGGCCTGAACCTGTCGCCGTATGCGCCGAACGTGGTCGGTGAGTACGGGCCAACCGACCCGGACGGCACCGGCACGGACTGGTACGACACGACCGCGAGCGAACTGCAGGCACAGTTCATCTCCGGCACCAACACGTCGATGTCCGTATCGGTGACCGAAGGCCCGCTGTGGACCACCGATACCGACGACTTCCCCTTCGACATCACCTGCAGCGGCGTGGTGCTCACCGTTACCGCGATCTCCGGCGGCTCTTCGCCGCAGACGTTCACCATCACCCAGACCCCGGTCAACGGGGTGGCGAAAACCCTCGCCGCCGGCACGGCGCTGTCGCTGGCCAGGACGCCCATCTACGCGCTGTAACTCCTCGAGGGGGATCCATGCCTTCTGCTGGTCAGACCATCCGCGCGGCGGACTTCCCGGTGGCAGTCTCAGACCTAGAGGGCACCTCCGGCACCACCACATCCACCACCTATACCCCGACGTTGACCGGCGGCACGGCGTGCGGGTTGACCTTCGTAGCCCCGACAAGCGGCCGGGTGATGGTCTTCAACGCCGCCCGTATGGTCAACAACGGCGCGAACGAAACGTACTGCGGTTGGTTCATGCGGACGGGCAGCAGTATCGGTTCCGGGTCGACGGTGGTCTCGGCGCAGGACGACCGGTCGATCCTGCACACCGGCACCGCGTTCACGCGCATGGGCACCAGCTATCTGGCCACCGGGCTTACGCCCGGATCCACCTACAACGTGCAGCAGGAGTTCCGGGTCGGCGCGGGTACGGGCAGCTACGCCAATAAAGATCTGACCGTCATTCCGACGACGTGACCGTCGCGGCGAACTGGTAGTAGTTCCCGACGTTGGTCATCTTGACCGGGCGGGCTACCGTCCCGAGTACCGCCCAGATGGTGGAGACCCGGTGGTGGTAGGCCGCCGCCCCCTCTGGGATGTCCCCGGTCAGTGTCGTGTTCAGACTCGCCAACAGCATCCCGCCCGGTTTCACCGCCCGCGCCACGTTGGCCAGCAGGTGCGCGTGCTGCATCGGGTCGGCCTGGTGAAACAGCGAGAGCCCCCGCATGAACGCCATGTCGAAGTATCCGTCCGGGCACGGTAGCGGCTCGGCGATGTCGTGGACGCGGAACACGGCATGATCCACATGCCGTCGCTTGGCGATCTCGATGCCCACAGGCGACGAGTCGATGCCGTCCACCTCGATGTCGAAGTAGTCGAACAGTGCCGCCCAGAACCCGTCACCACACCCCACGTCGAGCAGCTTCGTGCACGGTTTGATGTCGAACTCCTCCACGTAGTGGGTTTCGACCCAGTTGCGCCACGTGGTGTGGTCCTTGTCGTAGTCGAAGCCGCCTTGACGGTAGTGGGCATCGTAGTCAGACATGGCGCGCAGTGTAGCGGGGAGGTGCCATGGCCACCTACCTTGAGTTGCTAGCCGAACCGGAGTGGAAGGCAGAGGTAGCCCCGCCGAACCTGAAGAAGCTCGGCGACGCCCTGCGGGCCCACTACGGGCTCACCGCGACGGCGATCGGCTACAAGGGCGACAACCGGCACCTGAAGGGCGCGCACCGGTCCCGCCGCTGGATCAAGAACTCGATCTACTGCACCAACCGCACCTACACCGTGTCCCGCACCCCGGGCGACCGTTCGGGCGGGGACGATGACTGGTTGGCCGGGCTGGACGCGACCCTGCCCCGGGCCGACCTCATCGCCGCCTGCGCCCGGCTCGACGAGGCGGTGCGCGCCGGCCGGTTGGAGAAGATCACCGAGTGGTACGGCAACGACGACGGCGACACGAAGGTCGACGGCTACGACAACATCGCCAACCGGGTCGCCACGTCGGACTCGTCGCACCTGTGGCACCTGCACCTGACGTTCGACCGCGGCCGGGCCAACGAGGACCACTCGGACCTGCTCGCCATCCTGACCGGCACCGAGACAGAGGAGGAGGAGGAAGTGGCCCGACTGACGTTCTTCAAGGCCGACGGGAAGCTGTGGCGCAGCACCGAGGCCAAGTCGTCGATCCGCGAGATCGACGAGGCGGTGTACGCGCAGATCGCCAACCGGGGCGATAACTTCCCCGACGACAACGGCGCCGTCCCGTCCACCGATCTACTCACCGACGGCTGGACGTGGGAACAGATCAAAGCCGCGTACGGCGAGGATGAGGCCCTGCTGGTTGGCGGCGCGGTACCGGGGCCGACGGCGGATGAGATCCGGGCCATCGTCGACGACGAGCTCGACCAGGCATTCACCGCGGCCGCCGACGAGTAGAGCACCAGCTGGCGGGAGGCGAAGTGGACAATGATGCCTGGAACGTGACCACGCTCCGCGAGCACCTGGACCGGATACTCGCGGACCTGGACAAGCGGCTGGACCAGCGGTTCGACAGTCAGGACAAGGCATCGGAGGCGGCCAGGGTCTCGGCCAAGGACGCGGTGGGCGCGGCGTTCCTGGCGGCGGAGAAGGCCGTGACTGTATCGCAGGCTGAAGCGTTGCGGGCGCGCGAGGCCGCAAACGAATGGCGGGAAGCGATGACCGATCGTGAGCGACGCTTTGCCCTGCAGGAACCCACCAACACCCGTATCGACTCGCTGAACCAGCGGGTCGCCGCCGTGGAGTTGGCGCAGAACCAAGCCACGGGCAAGACCAGCGGCATCAGCTCCACTGAGGGCCGCATCGTCATGGCGATCACGGCGGTGCTGGCCATCATCACCATCGTCAGCCTGATCATGAGTTTCGCGACGTGACTGCCTTACGCGGCCCAGAGTAAAGCCACACCAATGAGTGATTGATGCAATCAACGTATGATCATGAGGGTAAGATCCCATCTCCATGAAGACTCTCACAGTGACATCCAGCCGTAGTGGCGAGAGCCACCTGGTCGTCTGTGATAGCCCATGGCCGGTCGTTGCGTTGGCCAACCTCGTCGGCCACTATCAGCCACGGTGGGGTGCCGACTACGTGTTGTGGAACGCCATCCTTGAGTGGTGTGGTCGCTTCGATCGACGGCTAGTTGCCGTGCCGATCTCGCACAGTTGCGAAATCGTCGCCAGCCTCTGGGGTCGCGCTGCCGGAGAGTGCTATCACGTGACGTTGGAAGCTGAGGAGTAGGTCATGCGGAGAGATTTCTACGAACCAGACGAGCCGGTCGAGGACGTCATTGCAGCCTTCGAGCATGGCATCAAGCATCTGACCGAGAAGGTGAGACGCGAGATCGCCAACAAGCACCGCGATGAGGTCGTCGAGGGCAGCGGACGCCCGGTACGTCCGAAGCGGCTGGACTCAATCCACTCGGTGCGGTTCTCGTCAGACGAGGCGGCCGAACTGGGCAAGGCCGCCGAGCGCATGGGCCTATCGGGGCTGAGCAGTCTGCTCCGGGAAGCCGCGCGAAAGATGGTCGAGCCGATCGGCTTTCGGTGCGATCACATGGCGGTGTCGTGCGGCGGCGGGTTCGTGTCCTTCCGTGGTGCGTGTGGGTGCCAAATGCAGCCGGTGTGGTACGCCGCCTGAGGAACGCGCATGACCCGCAAGACGGTCCTGTCGGTAGCGTTCGTTGGTCTCGGCGTGACCTGGACGGCCTGGGAGCTCGTGGCTGCGCAGAACCCGCGCGATGACCTCGAGCCGCTCACCGCACTCGTAGCTGATCATGTGCCGGCACCGGTCACGTTCGCCGCGATCGCCGTACTGGTCGCCTGGATCGGCCCGCATTTCGTAGAGGCATACACCAGCAGAAGGAAGGCCACGATGGGCACAGACACCACCACCATCCCGGCCACGCCGCAGGCGGGTGCCGAGACTGAGCCGCTGGTCGCACCGGCGTCGATCACCGCCGCGGTTGGGGCGCTGCTGTCGCTGATGGTGGCGTTTGGGCTGGACCTGACCGAGCAGCAGACCGGTGCCGTGCTGGCCGCGGTCACCCTGGTCGCGCCGCTGGTGCTGTTCTTCCTGGCCCGACGCAAGGTGTTCGCGCCGGCCACCGTGCGGGCCATGGTGGTTGACGCGGCCGACAACCTGCACCCGGGCGAGACCCGTTCCGTCGCGGCCGAGGTGAGCACACCGCCGCCACCCACCGAGGTGCCGAGCATCGCCGAGGACGCGCGGTGACCCGCCCGCGCACCGTGCGCGGGGCTAATTAGTTGTAGGAGGCACAACCGTGTTCGCAATTGCAGCCCTAATCACCTTCGCACTAGCCTTCATCCTGGCTCTGCTCAATGCCGACACGGGCAATGTGAGCCTGCTGTTCCTCGGTCTGACGTTCCTCGCCGCGGCCATGGTGTTCGGTGGCAGCGTGCCCTGGCGCCGGGGGTGACCTGGGTCAAGCCGTCCCGCTGCGACACCGCCACCTGCCCGGAGGTGCGTATCGGTCCGGCCGACGTGGCCATCCGGGACAGCGACCGACCAGACCAGATCGTCGTGTTCAGCCACGACGGGTGGCGTGAGCTCGTCGACGCGGTGAAGGACGGTGAGTTCGGGATACCCCCGAACGGTTGACCTCCGCGCTACCATAACTTCACCGGGTTACAGCGGTCCGAGGCACACAAAAGGCCCCTGGTCCCCGAGGCGATTACGACTCGTCTCGGTGGCCAGGGGCCTTCTGTCGTCTACGTTCAGACCTTCGGTGGTTCCTCCATGAGGACCCGTCCCGTCAACGGTGACTTCCGCGATGGACCGGTCACCAGCGGGCCGGTGCGACCGGCTGGCTTGCGCTCCACGCTGGCCATCTGCGGCGCCGGGGATACCGGCACCGGGAGGCGGGAAACCTCCGCGGATACGATCTGCTCCGCCTGCTGAACTACGGGGATTACCCGTTCCGGGGCCTCGGGGGTTCCCACCGTCCGGGGCTTGCCGGGTCGCGACACGATCTCCACCGCAACGAGGAAGCAGAGGGGAGCCCAGGCGCTGACCACGATGGAGATCGGGTCTCCGTAGTGGACGGCGGTGCTGGTGATGTTGGCGGCCACCGAGACGGTGGCGCCCAGCCAGAACGCGATCCGGGCCCATGCGCGGGGCCGGCGGTTGCGGGCCTTGTCCTCTCCCATCGCCATCGTCGCGACGACGAGCATGCCGTCAACAGACAAGGGCAGTGCGTATGCCAGCTTGGCTGGCTGGTGCGCGAGCGTGGCTACGTCGACCTGGTGCCAGTAGCTTGCCCACGCGGCGATCCCGGCGACGATGCTGAAGCCGAGAACGTAGCCGATGCGACGGCCGACCTGCGGCCAGTCGCGGGGTGTGCTGCTGTTCATGTCCGTCTCCCTCGGACCGGCACCCCCGGTTGGGGTGCGGGAGTGCGAGCGCCGGGTGTGAACCCGTCTGGGGAGATGCCTGCTCGCTGCGGAGCGCGCGCTGAGGGCGCTCGACGCGGGTCTTGGTGTCCCCGCCCTGTAGGGCCGGTCGGGGCCTGTCGCCGTAGATCAGCTGGACAGTCGAACCCGGGCGATGATCTGATCCGCCAACTCGTAGTCGCTGTCGATCGCGGAACGGCCGAACCAGTCCGCGATCATGACGGCGACGTCGGTACGCGTAAAGGAGTTGGCGAGTGCGATGATCTCGTCCGAGGTCATCTCGCTGACCCGTTTGTCCATGGGGTCCATGGTTGGTGCTCCCGTCTGTGGGCGGCGGATCCAGTAAGGCTTCGGGCTGGTTCACGTGCTGTGCGGGTGGACGTACCCCGGATTCGGTGCCCCTGACCTCTTGTCCCTTCACTGTAGCACGGTGACTAGTCACATGCAAGCCTACGTGTATAGTCACCTCATGGCACGGCGCGGGCGAATGAACATCACCGTCAGGATCGACCCGGAACTGTGGGACCGGTTCGGCGATCTCACCGCCGACCGCTCATCCGTGATCCGCGACTTCATCCGCTGGTACGTCCGCGACCTGCGGTACATGCCTCAGCGACCGGAGGGCACGAGATGACCGAGACACCGGCGGCGTTGACCGCACCAACCGCGGGCACCTACCTGCTGATCCACGGCCCCGACTCGGCCGAGCTGTGGCTGGTCGGCGACGAGGACGGCCCGGTCGAGCCCGAGCTCACCGACGTAGCGGTGGCTGCCGAGTTCGGTCAACCTGACACCGACATGTTCAACGCCCGCGCCAGTTGACGGACGGCCTGGGCGGCGCCTTCCCACTTGCCTTCGGCTGTGAGTTCGGCGATGCGGACGGAGTACTCCTCCCACCGGGAACTAGCCTGGGCGCGCGGGTTGAACCGTGGCCCGCCGCCGGAGTTCATGCCGTAGATGTCGCCCCAGTTGGGCATTGCTCGGCGGATGTCGTCGTCGGTGCTCATGACCGCCACGCCGCCATCTCGCGGTCAAGCTGGCGGGTCCGGCCGGAGATGTGCAGCGATGCTGCACCGAGGGCCGCGATGAAGATCCACGCGGCCGTGATGAAGATGTCGATGCCTCGTCGCCCATCGACGAAGTAGCGAGCCACGTTCGTGGCTGCGGCCAGCAGGGGGAGCACGATGGCCGCGATCTCAACCGGCTTCGACTTCGATCGTTCGATCAGGAACCGGCACGCGATGACCGCGAAGTAGGCGCCCGCAGACATGAAGTGGACGGCGGTGATGTAGTCGGTGCTCATCGCAGCGCCTGCTCGACTGCGGCGAGGCACGTCTGCGCCTCATCCTCGGTGGCCAGGTAGATCTCGCACGGCTTCCCGTCGACGGACACATACCAGCCGTAGGGGCCGTGACGGTAGGAGGCCAACAGCCGGCCGGACTCGGTCTTGGCGTCGCGGACCACGAGCCGTTGCGCGATGGTGTGCGGCCCGTTGATCGGGAAGCCGGTGTGCGTGGTCATGACTTCTCGACCGTCCAACTGCCGTCGGCCTCGATCTCCAACAGCACAGTCCCGGCGGGCAGCAGAACCTCACCGGAGTAGTCACCGATCTCATTCACGAGCAGGTCGGTGCTGTCGCCGTACGCCTTGACAATGAAGTTGCTCTCGCCGTCGTGCGTGATCGTCGCTTTGCTGAGGCCGCCGCCGAACACGTCCGGGCTGACGAGCAGGACCGCTGCGCCCTTCCCGGACGTCGAACCCGACCACACCGGAGCCCTCTGCGCCGGCTGGATGGTGATGGTCCAACTCCCGTCGGCGTCGATCTGCAAGGCGGCGGGCGTCTCGCCGAAGTCGACCGGGCGGGTGCCGGAATAGTTCCCGATCTCGTTCACGATCAGGTCCACCGACTCGCCGGAGGCGTCGATGGCCTTGACGATGAAGTTGCTTCGCCCGGTGTGCTTGATGTTGGCGATGTGGACGAAGCCTTCGGTTAACGTGATCTCTACGATCTTGTCGCCGCGGCCCTCAAACGACTGATCGTCGGGCAACTCGACCGGTACCGGCGCTGACGTCGGTGCCGTGGTGGCCACGGTCCCGCCGGTGACCGCGCCGGGGGGCGGGTCCTCGCCGCCGCTCGAGCATCCGAAGGCGACCACTGCGGCGACGCCCAACCCCAGGAGAACGGTCCTTCTGCGCATCGTCAGTCCCTGCTTCATCGTGGCCGCCTCGGCATCGCGTAGGTGGTCGACGGGATGGTCCGGCCGTTGAGGAGACGCTCGGCCTCCGGCCGGGACACCCCGGCCGCCACCATGTCGTCGCGGGCATGCCCGCGTTGGATCGCCGCACCGTGGTAGCGGGTGTAAGCCAGGTCCAGAGCTCTGAGGTCAACGTACGACGGTTGGTAGGTCACGGTCGTCACTTCCTCTTGGTTACGGCGTCGGCTAACGCATGGGCAATCGGGCCGCTGCGCCGTGTCTGCCGCCTCTTCTGTACGGCGGCGGGCAGCGTCTCAACGCTCCGTCCCGCCCGGCGGCGCACATGGCTGCGGGTCTCCTGACGACCCACCTCGAGCCACTGGCTGAGCCGAGCCAGCAACGTGGCCTTGTGGTCGTCGCATAGGTCCAACTCGCGCCAAGCGCCGTCGACGCCCAACCGTGTCGGCTTGGCGCCGTCCTCGAGCACCACGCCACACTTGTCACACCGCGTCAGTACGATCTCAACTCGGCTCATGACTTCCCCTTCATGTGCTGCTGGATGGCGTCTGGGATCGCGGTACCGTCCCGCTGGATCTGCGCCGCGGTGCACGACACCACGTCGCGGCACTGCCACACCGGCATCGTCTCGGCCGGCTTGTCCTTGTAGGCGTACTCGTAGGTGTACCGGTCCATCGGCACCTTCGGTGAACGGTGACGGTGGCACTTCCAGCACTGGACCTTCATGTGTACTGAGACCTCGCGTACTCCTGCTCGGCTGCCACCGGGTCGACCGGCCCGGTCGGCTCTGGCTCGACGTACATCCCGAGGATCGAGTCGGTCTTCTCATCCTCATGCGCCCGCGGCGACAGGGGCAGCGGCAACACGCGCTGCACCACCGGGGCGGCCCGGCCAACCACCGGCTTCGGTCGCCGCCGGGCCAGGGCACGGAACGAGACCACGATGTATACGGCGAGCGCGAGTGTGATCAGAAGGATCGGGACGGCGGTCATGAGTTCGACGATGGAACTGGGCACGGTGTTCCTCTCGTAGAGGACACCAGGGCTGGCGGCGGAACTCCACACGTCCCCACGCGGGCTCAACACGTCACCAGCCCTGGTGTCCGTTCTAGGTGGGGAGCCGGGCCGGCTTGCCGGACGACCCGACTCCCCCGGGACCTGACGCACCCCCACGCCGGTCTCCCGTTCTTGAACCCCCGCCCCATAGCCGACGACCCGGATGATCCCCTCAATGCCCCACCAGGAGCGGTCGCCCATTCAAGGGCTGGCACGAGGTCACGAAGCGTCGAGGGCGGGGGTAGCTATTCGGTTGACCGGAGGGGGGCCCGTACGGGTCGAGCCCACCCACCCCCCAGCCAATCCGACGCCTCGATCCCTTGTTCACTTGCGAGGATTCCGAGGAATTCTGGCGCCGTGTCCCCGAAGTTACCCGGGAAACTTATAGGATGTCAAGCATTCGATTCGACGCATTGTCTTGCCCGGGAAACTTGGATGTGATCTTCTATGCCACGCGAGGACTACCGAGGAATGCGAGACACAGACGTGGCCGAGAAGATGTGGAACCGACGCACGATCATCGCCGATATCGAGCAGATGATTGCCTCGGGCCTGTGGCCCCCGGGAACGAAACTCCCCACCCGGGAGGACATGGCCCGCCACTACGGCGTCGGCAAGACCGCGATCGACGGAGTGATCGACATCATGAAGGCGGCCGGCACCCTCCGGGGTGTGCAGGGTGGCCGGGTCTACGTCGCCGGTGGCGCCGCGAGCGAAACCACGGGGCCGATGCCGACGGACACTGACGGTCATGACGGCAAACCTAATCCGTGATCTTACCCGGGTAACTCAGCCGTTCGGATGATGTCCAGCGGCCCGCTTCGGGCGTTGAATTGGCGGATCACCCACTGTCCACACACGACCATTGGGGGTCACCAATGCCGACGTCGGCCGTCCTGCTCATCGTGGTCATTGTCCTGTCGATCGCCCAGACAGCTCTGACCGTGGTGATGCTGAGGCGTCGGCCCCGGCAACGGCCGGCCCGGCGTGCGGTCGGCGTGGCACCGATCCACGTCGTCGACATCAGCCGACGGCGAACCCACGTCGACTGGGCGGCCCAGGATGAGACCGTCCAGATCCCGAGGGTCCAGGACAAGCCGATCCAGGACAAGCCGCGGCGTCGTCGCCGCCGGCCACCGCGCCAGCCGGTCCCCGGGCTGGACGCCGAGGTGATCGAGATTGGCCGCCGGATCTCGGCCAAGATCCGCTAATCCGGGGGGACAGGAGCCCGGCCCCAGTTTGGGGCCGGGCTTCTTTGTGATCTCTGTGCGTCACACGTGCGTCACGAGCCCTTGAAATGTGTGGACAACAGCAGACACGCCTTGACATGAAACCGCAGGTCAGGGCACATGTGGCGGCTCTGACCTGCGGTTCGTCCGTCCTTGACACGGAAGAGGTCACTGGTTCAAACCCAGTATCGCCCACCCACATAACCGCAGGTCACCGGCCATTAAGCGCCGGTGGCCTTCTTCTTTGCCCGAGCCCGTGCGTCACTCGTGCGTCGCCAGCTGTCGACCACCTTGTCGTGTGCGTCAGGGGCCAAGTGGCTGTAGCGCTGCGTGGTGGCGTAGGACTCATGGCCGAGCAGGCTCTGCACCCGGTATAGGTCGACGCCGTCCTGCACCAGCCAGCTCGCCGCGGTGTGGCGCATGGCCCGCGGTGCCAGCCGGCGGACGCCCGCCCGGGCGAGGGCCGGATACCAGACCCGCAGCCGGAAGTCCGAGTCGTCGACCAGTCCGCCCTTCGGTGCGGTGAACACCGCCGCCTCGATCGGCCGGCCGACCATCAGCGCGGACAGGTTCGGCATCTGCCACGGCGGCACCGGCACGATCCGGTGGGACCTGCGGGACTTCGGATACTCCCGCAGCCCGTGTCTCGTTTGCACGCGGGTCACCTCGATCTGGCCTCTCATCCAGTTGACCCGGTCGCCGTGCAGGCCGTAGATCTCGCCGGGCCGCAGCCCGACCCACATCCCGACGCCGACCAGCGCCGACCACTGGGGTGCGAAGTCGCGCTCAAGGGCGGCGAGGAGTTGCTCGGCCTCCTCGTGGGTGTAGAAGTCGATCGGCGAGGGCGGAATGGTCGGGAGTTTCAGGTCGGCGAACGGGTTACTGACCACGAGCGGGGGTCGTTCCCGGACGGCGGATTCGAAGAGGCTCGACATCACGTGGACGGCGGCGTGGACGGTGGCCGCCGCGATCGTTGGAGCGTCCCCACCGGCCGCCTTGCCCCGGTGTCGGGCGCGTCGCTTCGCCTTGAGCTCGTCCGCCCACGCCTGGGCTTCGAGTCGGGTGACGGCATCCAGCGGCCATCGGCCCCACTGGTCCTCGCAGTGAGTGCGCCACAGTGAGTCGGTCTTGTCGCTGGTGACGGCCTCGACACCACGGGCGGCCGTCACCCGGACGTGCCAATCCTCGACGGTGATCCGCCCGGCCCGCGGATCCCGCACGTCGCCGCGGGCGAACTGCGCCTCCATCTCGCGGGCCCAGTCGGCGACGACCCGCTTGAGCGAGTCGGTCGCCGTGTGCCGCCGGCCGGACGGGTGCCGGACGGTGGCCTGCCACTTGCCGGACGGAAGCCGACGGAAGGCGGCCATCAGCTCGCCCTCCTTCGGCGGCGTGGTGTCTGGTTGGGTTCGGGCAGGTCGGCGAGGTAGCGCAGGGTCGCCCGGATGTGCGTCTTGGTGGTGGCCGACACGTCGGGGTCGGCGAGCTTGCGCAGCAGCTTCAGGACGTCGGGGTCCATCGGCGGGTCGGGTGCGGTGGTCTGGCGTATGTCGGTGCGGAGTGTGGCGAGCGCTTCGTCGAGGTTCAGGCCGAGCCCTCGGCAGAACATCTCGAGCTTGACGAGCCGGGGGATCTGCTGGCCGTTCTGCCAGCGGTGGAACGTCGAGGCCGGGATGCCGGCGGCTTTCGCGATCTGCGGGTCGGTCAACCCGCGGGCGCGCGCATTGTCCAGACCGCGCTTGATGAACTGCGCGAAACGGGTCCGATTGAGCTGGGGCAGAGTCACGAGTTCAAGGTAAGTGGCGTTTACGTCACGGCGGTCCCGTGGACGCGAGTAGTCGCGTCCGTGCGCTGGGGACACCCGTTCGGTACGTGTGTGGACTCGCTTTGGCATGTTGGACTCCATGCCCGCACCTTACCCGTGCGCTGACGCACGAAAATCATACGAACGGTTGACGTACTCGCATGAACGCGACTGTGTTATGGTCGCTCGCATGACCGCCACTACCGCCGCCAACGGTGGCACTCCTGCGACCAAGCGCCGGACGAAGCCCGCCGCCGCTGAGGCCCTGCTACCGGTGTCTGAGGTCGCCGAGTTGTGGCGGTGCAGTAGGCAACATATCTACAACTTGATCTCCACCGGCCAGCTGCGGTCGATCCAGGCGGGTGCCGCGAGGCAGGCGAAGACCCGCATCCCCGAGTCGGCGCTGGCCGAGTTCGTGGCCCGCCGGTCGGTGAAGGCGAAGACCGGACGCAAGCCGCGGGCTGCGGCATGAGCACCCTGACCGAGGTTGAGTACGAAGCCGCGCTCGCTGATCTCGCGGAGTATGAGCGGCGGATCGCGGAGTCGGACAAGCTCGCGCAGCGGGACAGCCTGCGGGTCGCCGAGACGCTGGACCGGCTGTATCACGATCAGCGGTGGGTCGACGAGCGCAACGCCCAGCGCACCGCGACGGCGAAGACTGCCCGGGGCGCACGTAACGTTGACCCGACGTCCCGGTCCCAGTTCTCGACCTGGGTGCGAGACCGCTACAACCGCTTCGCACCCCAGCGCGTGTACCAGTTGCTCGACGCATATTCAATCCGGTCGAAGTTTCTCAACAATGTAGAGGTACCGCCGGCTAGCGAAGGTCAGACCCGTCCGCTGAAGTCCCTACTTTCGGTGGCGAATGGACAGGGCGTGCGCATCCCTGAAGTGTGGGACATCGCCTGCAAGCTGGCCGCCGAGCAGTTGCGGGACCAACCGACCGCCGAGGATGTCAAGAACGCCATCGCCGAGTGGCGGCGTATCAACCTGCCACCGGCGGAGCGGCGCAAGGAGCGCGCCGAGGATCAGGCGTGGGTGCGCGAGCGCAAGGCCGAGGCCGCGTGGAAGGAACTTCTCCGTATCGGCGGGAGTGACCAGATCAACGCATTCCTCGCGGTCGTCAACCATGACGTCGAGCAACTGCACGCGACGCTGGAACGCCAATGAGTCGCCGTCCGGTCAAGCCGCCACCGAAGCCGCTCAACGCGGAGCTGTACTCGCCCGCGCAGGTCCTGGCGAGTCAGGGCCTGCTGCCCGCCGACCACGCCGCGTGGAACCTGAACGAGCGGGATGAAGCCCGCTACATCGCCGCAATGTCCATCCAACTCGTTCCCGAGTTTCGACCACCGACGCGCGAGGCCGTCGAGCGCGTGGTCGTGGGCTCGTGCGGCTGCGGCACCCACTGGCGCGGCGAACTCGTATGCCACTGTGCGGCCTGCCACCTGACGTTCCGCTCGGGCGGTGGGTTCGACGAACACCGGACGGGCGGACGCTGCCGGACCGAGGCCGAACTGACGAAGCGGGGTCTTGAGCCCAACGCCGAAGGCCAGTGGCGACACCCCAGACCGCTGGACTCGATCCCCGGCCGATCCCCATGAGCATCTACGTCCCGGCCGAATCGTCAGCACGCATCCAGGTGGCCATCGCCGAGACGGTACGTCGACAGGTCGAGCGCAAGTCGCTACGGGCGCAGATGGCCAGGGCCCGCCGAGTCGGCCTGAATCACAGACACCACAGCAAGCTCAGCCGAGAGGGAACGGACATGGCACGTCTCAGGGAGAAGCCCATCGAGATCGAGGCCGAGACGGAGGCCGCGAAGAGCTTCCGTCTCGCTGACGCCGGGCTGAACACGGCGATCCTGCACCTGCGCAAGTTGCGCACTATCCCGGCCGCCCGTGACGCGCTCAAGCTCGTGCGCCAGGCGCAGAACCTCGTGATGGACGCGGAGGAAGACGCCGAATAGCCCGCCTGACCGCCGCAGCCCCCCTGCGGCGCGGGCCTCCCGATCCCGCTTCCCCTGGGATCGGGAGGCCCACACAACAGCAGAGAAGCCAACCAAAGGACAAGCAGTGACGCTCGTATTTCTCGACACCGAAACCACCGGACTCGCCGACGACT